TCGCACAAACCATCAAGCATTTTTTTCTTGTTTTTCGAGAATCTTTTTATACCAGTTTTTGCAATCATTAATTCTTTTGTTGACGACCTAAAATCTTCAAGCTTGGTTATGACATTTTCTATATTTTTTCTTGAATAAGACGCGCTAGACTCTTCTTTAGGTATCCCTGTTGTTCCCTCTGGTCTTCCAGCTTGTTTGTTCGGACCCATTGGATCATTGCTCTGGTCTGCTCCCTCTACCATTGGAACTCCTCCAACGATAGGGTTGTAATAGCCCTTCTCTCTTTCCTCAACGAATTTCTTTTGAGAGGGAGAGATTTCTTCGACCTCAGGGAACTTGCCAGTATGGAACATCTCCATGCCTTGCTGCGGAGTGATGACTCCAAGCTCCATGAGCCTTGTCGCCACCTTCATAAGCTGCGTCTCATCTCTCATGTCAATATCCTTAAATACTGGAGTAGGATATGACCTAAAACCAAGATTTTGAGATATTCTTTTAATTTCTTTTTGTAAAAAATCTGACAAGAAGGCGTTTCTTGCTTCTTTTAGTCTATCAATGAAAATTTGGGCTTTGACTTGAGTGGCTCCATATTTTTCCTCTCCGACAACAACGTTTTGCAGTCCTTGTTTAATATCATCGTTTAATGTTTTATATTTTTCAGAACCAAGTACTTTATTTAGATCTGGTAATACGAAATCAGCTTTAGTCGTATAGTCTGAAACAAGAACCCTGCCCACGCTTTCATTTTTAAATAGGTTTTGCATTGCGTTCAGATTCTGTGGATTAATTCCCCCTTTATCTGGTTCTGCACCCATCGTAATAAGCAAAATAACATTTTCTACTGTTCTGGTTATAGCTTGATCCATTTTTTTCAGCTCAAGCTTTGCATTTATATCTTCAAGCACTGGATAACCGAACGGAATAGCGAAAGGCTCATAATCCTGCTTTTTATAAAAAGAATGAGAAATTTTTTCTGGATCAAGTTTTATTTTTAAACCGTCAGTACTATAACTTCCGCTTTTGATATTCTTTTGCACATCCTTTGGCAATGAATTAAATATTTCCTTATCCTCTTCTGTCGATGGATTCTGCAAGCGCGACATTTCATATTCAGAGAGAATTTTTTCGTAAGCTCCCTGATTAAAGGTGGATGATCTTTTGGCTACTATATCATAAGGATTCATCAGTATATATCTGATAGGTACCTTATTTTCCGCCGTTTTTGTAGGCGAAATAGATTTAATTAATTCAAGGAAATCGTCGTTTTTAAAGTTGCCGTCAATTCTATAAAGAAAAATATTTCCGCTTCTATAATACTCTCTAAAATACTGATCCTTTAAGTTTTGAAAATTTATTTTTTTAAACCACTCTTTAAAGAAATCCCTGCTTTTCTTTGTGCCTCCATCTAAAAATATTTCAGTGTTGGCAAATTCTGACATTACATCAATAGCGTTTCTGAAAACCGCAACATTAGCATAAGCTTTTTGGCAAAGCTCTATAGCCTCTCTTATGTTTACTCCGTCAGATGCGTATTTATAAGGAAGCAAACCTCCTCTTATTCTTGAAAATCTATCTATAGTTGGGTCTATTGCTGACCTGTTTATTCTCCTGCCAGTACTTGAACCAGAGCTTCTGGCGCAAGATGCGTTAGATTTCTTTGTCCCGTAAGATGCAGAAGAAACATAAAATGGATCTCCCATCATATCTGGCTCAAATTTATCATCTGGATTAATAACTGTACCAGTAATTACATTGGGCTTTTCGTCTTTGTCGAACTTACTCCAATAATCAGACTTCTTATTATATTTTCTTTTTGCCATATGCTTTATTATACACCGAAAAGTCAAAAGTTTAACTTTTAACTTTCGAAACTTTAACTTTCTTCTCTTTTAAAATCTACAATTAATACCACCCTATCTTTGTCAGTATTGTTCCAAGCCTCATGGGTTTTTTCGTCGTCAAAAACAAAAGATTTCCCATTTTCCCAATGATGTACTTTGCCTTCGCACTTTAAAGCGCAATCGCCATCTGGTATATCAATTCCCAAGTGGAATCTAAGAACCCCTTCTTTACGGCCTTGATGTGGTGCTATTTTTGAATTAGGCCTTAATCTAGAAAACGCAGCCGCGCCATGATTTGGTAAACACTCTTTAATTAACTTTGATGTTAATGGAACTTTTTCTGTGAATCCTTCTACATTAGATGCTGAAGGCCAATCATAAATTGGATAAACCGTCCAAGAATCCTTGCCATCATAAAGATGTGTTTCAATCCAAGGAAACATTTTGTTTTTTATTTTTAGATACTCCTCAACTATAATATCGTAGTTGTCCTCTAATAATTTGAAATTGTTTTTCATATTAGTCTATAAACATTGGAGTGAAAGTCCCCTGTACCGTATTTATGCTGTCATCCATCATGTCATAAAATGTATGCATCATCCAGTTTCCTAAAATCAAAGCTGAGTATGAGTCCTTCCTTGCTTTATCCGCACCCTTTTGTTTTCTTAGGTTAAGCGGCAAATCAAAGCTCTGTGTTCCTTGTGTCGAAGTGGAAACTTGCACCATAGCGCACTCTACCTTGATTAAATCCATCATATCTTTTTGATGTTCAACAAAATCAATCATTTTAGATGGCTCAGAATTATTTTCATAGTTTTTAATGAACTTTAATTTCTTTATCGGTATTTTAGCTTTTCTTTGTTTGTTGTAATCGTCATTCATTGCCCCTCCAGCAAAAAATATTCTTTTATGGTCGAAAGATGCTTGCAACAACTCGTTAGCATATCTAATCCATTTTGAACTAGGCTTTCTAAGAAAAACGTATGTTTGATTCTCTTTATTATATTGTCTTTTAAGATCTCTTAAACCTTTTTCGTATTCTTGGTGATCGTCTAAATCCGCATCTATGATATTAAGCTTAAGACCCTCATTTTTAAATATACTACTTTCGTTACATGAGTTCAAAAACTGTACACCTCCGTTATAGTCACCAACAACAGATACTACATTAAAATTTTTCAATAGATAGGCCATGTAAACAATGTGAGTTCTTAAGTTGGCCCCAGGCAATGCATAACTATGGACAACAGTACCCTTTTTTGTATCCCTGTTTAATTTTATCATCAGTATAGCAAAATCATCAGATCCTTCACTTTCAGACCACGATGGGTCAAAAGCTAGAATGTATTCGTCAGAAGGTTCTCCTACCACCTCAACAGATTGACCTTCTCCGTCTGGTATTGTACACTCCATCATTTTACTGACTTTAAAATAACCAGAACTATCGTCTGTGAAAACAGCCATAAACTCTCGGTCAAATTGAGATTGGCTCATTGTCGCTTTAGCTTGGTCAATTAAGTTCTGATCGTAAAGCTGTTGAGGCGCAACATCATAACTGAAGTGCATAATAACCCTGTGAGCTTTATCCTGTTCGTTTTCATTAAGAATCAATGACTCATATTGACAATACATTTTATATAAATGCTCAAAGCGATAAGAGGCAGAAGATAAACCAATAATTTTATTGTTCGGCCACTTATGTCTATCTTCCTCTTTCAACTTGCCCTGTTTTATCATTTCCGTTTCTATATCATAAGTCTCCTGTCTTTCGGTAGGATTTTTAATAACAGAAAGGAACGGCATGATAACTTCATTCAACACCTTCTCTGGCATAAGCAATAATTCATCAATAATCATACGCTCAAATCGAAAACCACGAAGCTTCTCGCCATCACCAAGTGGGAGAGCCGTTATCTTACTCGCTCCCAACTCCATAACCCATTGGTCGTTAGCCTTAGACACCCTAGTTATACATTGAGAAAGAAATGCCGCTTTAGGGCTTGCCGCTATCTCTTCCATCTTGGTAAAGATCATTTTTGACTGACGAAACGACTTAGATATGATTCCAATGTGAACACCTTGATTTAAAATGGCGTCTAATAGCGCAAAAACGGCCGTAGAGAAGCTTTTGGACATTCCACGACTCCATATGCCTAAAAAGTAATCAGTCTCCATCATGCCCTTAATAGCCATGTGCTGGAAAGGGAACAATCTAACACCAGTAATGAACTCTGCAGCAAAAGATGGGTTTTGTCTTAAGAATTTATAAAGCAATATTTTTGCCTCCTCCTCCTCTAGATATCCGTCAATCTCTAGTATCTCCTTATTTATATCTGGGAACCTACTTCTAGACTCTTGTATTCCTGTTTTCCAACTCATTTTTTTTGTATGTATTTAGACCAGAAATATTGTATATCGGTGGACCATAATTTTTTACCCATGACAAGAAGCTTCGGTATAATTAATTCGCTGTTTTCTCTAGAACCAGAAAAGACAAATTGGCAACAATCACTATATTGTTTTTGTATTTCTCTCATATTATGAAAAACATAATCAAGTTTATACTTCTTGTAGCTTTTTTTATTGAGGTTTTCTATCTCATTAATATCAAACTCCATAACTACGAATAAATAAGACCCTAAAGATCTACACCTATCCATTTCCTTGCAAAAACGAGCATAACCAACTGTTATTGTGCCACAAAAATCGCCAAATGACTTTCTGTCAACATATGTGTAATCATAATCTTGCGACGTCACTCCATAATCGCCAACATCAAGCTTATGTAATTCTGAATTTTTAAAAGTTAATGGTTGTTGTTCTCTGGTATCAATCAAAATTTTTGTTTCAGATAAGTCCTTGTCAAAATCTTTTGGCAATCTACCGCCCAACAGTGGGTTAACGCCACATTT